GAGCTTCACGTACTCTTCCGTGAACGCACGCGGGATGGCGTCGCCGGTCCAGAACACCACGCCCTGCGCATCGAGGGAGGCGTGCACCGATGCCACCTTATCCACCATCAGCGCCTGGTCGGCCGGGATCGGCGTTTCGTCCGAGGCGATGACGCCGAGTTCCACGAGTGCCATAGTGGCGATCGTAGCTACGGGCACCGTCTCAGTGAGTGTGGGGGAATCGTCGAGCGGGACGACCCGCACGCCAAGACGCCGGAGAGCCTTCTGCGCAATCGTCCCGATCGAGGTTGTCATGGCCTATGCCACCACCACAGCATTCGACGGCGGCGCCGCGGTCGAGCCAGCCGCATTGCTCGCGGTGACTGTGCAGGTAACGGAGTTACCGACATCGGCCGACGTCACCGGCAGCGTGGCGCCATCACCGGGAATGTCGGTGCCCGCCATCTGCCACTGGTAGGTGTAGCTGGTCGGCTCACCGGTCCAGTTGCCCATTGTAACGGTCAACTGGCTGCCGGACTGGCTGAGAAAGGGACATCGACGTTCGCCGGCGCACCTCCTTCCGCTGGAGCCGGGGGTGCCTCGGGGTCGGTCAGCTCGCCGCTCGGGTCGTGCGGGTCGAGGCCCATTTCAGCGTATCCCGCATCGCGCAGCAGCGTGTTGTCGTGGATGTCGTTGTAGACGCCACGGGCGCCGGCCGCAGCGGCGCTGTCGGACGCCAGCACGACCTGGGCACCGACGGTGCCGGCGATGTCCTCCGGCGTGGGTGGCGTGGCCTCGAACGTCGCGGCCGCGGCTGTGACGGACGCCGATACGGGCGGTGGTTCACGCATGGGATATCTCCTTGGTTGAAGGCTAGAGAAGCTTGCCGTTGCGACGCGCAAACTCGATCGGGTCAGTTGCGCTTTTGGTCAGGTTACAACCGCCATTCGACATCATTCGCTGGCTCAGATGCCCAGCCTTGCGGCAGCGTGAGCCAGGAAAGAACCGCGTCAGGCCGAGAGCCTTGGCCTGCTCGCGAGTGACAAGAGGCCCTTCGTAGGGCAGGAATGGTTTAGCCATCGATGTGGTCGCCTCATGTCGGTGGTTAGAGGCCAGGAGGTGCTGAGACACCCCCTGGCTTCGCTTAGTTTAACACGTCATTAGGCATCTGCAACGGCGGCCGACCAGATGACGAGGCTGCCGTTATCGACTGGCTTAGTAGTGTCAACAGTTGGGTCTACACCAAATCTGAGCTTGGCAACCCCCCTGATTTCTTCAACCCCGACTCCAGAAAAGACACTATTCTTGTTCGCAATGGTTCGCAGGTCCCATTACCGCCTCTTTCGAGGCTGCTGCCAGTCGCCTGACAGGTCAGATCATATCATCACCCTTGGTAGGGTGCCGGGCGCTTCGGACCGCTTGGTCCTACTCTCTTGCGAGATGATCGTTGCACCTTCTGCCTCTCGGCAGCTTGGCTCAGGATTGCCTGGAGAGCTTCCCCTGAGTTCACCCGGTTATCGACGCTCATTACTGAGCGAAGGGGCCTAATGGATGGTTGACCCGTAGTCACGCGTGTTGCTGATGACTTTCGTCCTCTGTGCCCAGGCGATGCCGATGGCCTGCGCACCGCACAGGTAGGAGGCGCCGCAGTCGATCGTCGAACCGCCGGTATCACCAGTATGGAGTATCGGTAATTCTGGTATTTCTCTCAATATAAGACCGTCGTAAATAACATCGCCGGCGGTAAACAGCGGGTTATCCGATCCCCGGTTCCAGGCGTATTGCAGTGCGTTGATGATGACCGGATCGAGCATCAGATCGCGCCACACCATGGACGGTATGAAGACCACATACCATTCCTCGTCGTTGTTGATCCTGATCGGCCGAATCTTTGGTGTTGCCGTGCGCGCGATGCGCTTGGCGAGCGTGAGTTGCGCGGCGGTCATCTTGTCGGCGGTGTTGTCGACCGTCGCCAGCGCGGTTGCGTAGACGTTGGACACCGCGTTGGCGCGGCTGGCCCCGAACAGCACCCGGTCGGCGTTGTTGGTGAGCCAGGTGTTGCGCTGGGCTGCCGAGGCGGCGGCGTAGGTGAGTTGCACGTTGCCGTCCGCGGTGATGGCACCGAGCGAGGAGATGATGTCGTTGCGCAGCTTGTTGGCCGCCCAGTTCTTCAGCACGCTGCGCCCGGCCTGCAACAGGTCGATGACCGACTTCTGCTCGTCCCACTCCGATACCGCGACCGCGTGGCGGATGACGCCCACGGTGACGTTCAGCGATCGGGCATTGAGGATTTCCTCGTTCCCCTCGAGGACGGTGTTGCCGGTGACCCCGGCTCCGACCAGGTTGCGGACGGTCGGGAACACGACAGTATCGCCGGGTTTGCGGGTCAAATCGGTTTGCAATTGTATCATTGCATCCATTGTTGTCCCGAAATAAGGCGAAAATTGATTCTCGCGCAAGTACTCGTCTGTATCTTCGCCTAGGGGCGCTAGTCCTAGACCGCCCGTTACTTACGGACTGCTTCATGTCGCCATGAAGAGGAGACCATATCATTGCCCACGAGGGGCACCTGGCGCTTCGAGCCGCTTGGCTCTACTCCGATCGCTCGGATGGTCGTTGCGCCGTCCTGTGCTGGCACAGGCTTGGTTCAGGATCGTCTCTGGGAGATGTTTCCTGAGTTCACCAGGTTCTTCGACGCCCATCGCTGGGCGAAGGGGCCAAGTCAGTTAACCCAGAAGTCACTTTGCCATTGCAGCGGCGTGAGACCTGGTCTACTCGCAGTTACGTTCATGTCTGCCAAGGATTTTACTCCTATAGGGGTGGTTCGGCTCATTACGCCCGAAAGCCCCGGCGGCAGGCTCCGTACGCCCGTTCTGGACCCTTGCGGCCCCGCTCGGCGGCAGCGTGGAACGTGGCGGAACGAGGCGATTGCGCCTGCAAGTCCCGCGAACTGTGTGCTATGGAGGCGAGCCCCCAGACCGCTGCCAGGCGGCCGGGGGCTCTGACCAATCACTGTCGGGAAGGACAGATCATGGTTAAGCCCCGTTTAGACGATCCGCTCACTGCGGACCAACTGAGAGCCGTGCTGGATTACGATCCAACGACTGGCATCTTTGTGTGGCGCTCACGACCAAACATCCGCCCATCTGCCAATGCCGGTCGACTGGGGACTATAGCGGGGGCGACGCGGAAGAACGGCTACATCGGCATTTGCATCGATGGTCGGCATCGCTACGCCCATCGACTGGCGTGGCTCTATGTCCACGGCATCTGGCCAACCGCAGAAATCGACCACATCAACGAGGACCGAGCCGACAACCGCATTGCCAACTTGCGGGAAGCCACTCATGGCCAGAACAACACCAGAGCCAAGGCAAGGGCTGACAATCGCAGCGGCGTCTTGGGCGTCTTCCGATGCGGCAACCGCTGGCAAGCCCAGATCATGCACGAAGGTGCGAAGTATCATCTCGGCGTCTACGCCACGATTGAAGAGGCAAAGACCGCAAGAGACAAAGCTGCTGCATTCCTCCACGGTAAATTTGCCCGCACCGAGTAGGACACCCCCATGAGCGACACATCCAACCCGATCCGCCTGGAGCTACTGGGCGAGATGATGCGGCGATTGCAGGCTGACGTTCGCACGCTGCGCGATGAGAACAAGACGACCCGATCCATCATGACCGACCGCATGAACGGCCTGGAGGAAACTCTGGGGGGCCGCATGGCCCATCTTGAGGCACGTATCGACAGCCGTATTGACCAGCTGTCCGAGGTCGTATTTGCCATCGCGGACAAGCTGGGCGTGGACTACCGGCGCTAGTAGCGCACGGAGCCGCCTTGGCCGTTCGGTCGCCTGCGATTTTGGACCGGTGCCAAAACGTCTTCCAACGAAGGCTCGCCGGTCCAGGCGCCGGCGCTGCGTCCTGCGACGCTGCGGGCGGTGGCGAGCGAGGGCTGCATCCCGGCGGCTGGCGAGACTGGTGCCGGCTGGGCCTTGGCCTCGGCCTCCCACCTGGCGCGGGCCTCGGCCTCGATCTTCGATCTGAACGCCGCCGGATCGTCACCGACATCGCGCACCAGGCGCAGCCGGTCGACCTCGCGGGTCAGCCAGTTGTAGGGATGCGGCTGCGAGTACAGCTTGCCGAACAGTGTCGGATCGGCTTCGGCCATCGAGCGGAACTCATTGACGTATTCGCTCAATTTCTCGTCGCCGATCTTCTCCCTCAATAGCATCTCGGAGTTGTTGAGCCGCTCGTTGAGCAGCGCCTGCTGTTGCTGCTGCACAAGGTGCTGGGCGAAGCCGCGTGGATCGACGGCGGGGTCGGGTGGTGGCTGTGGTGGCGCCTGCGGCTGTGGTGGCGGGGCTGTGGCGCGACGCTGGGCGTCCTCCAGCTGGCGCATGAGTTCCTTATGCTTGGTCTCGGCTTCGACCGCACGGGCTTTCCAGTCCTGTCGCTTCCGGCGCTCGTCCTCGTAGGCGCGGCGCGGGATGACCGGCTCGCCCTCGAGTGGTTCCGGTGGTTCGCCGTCGTCCTCCGGCTCCGGCTTGGCTGCGGCGGCCTTGGCGCCCGGATCGGGCTTTGCCTCAGGCTTCGGCGCCGACGCCGCTGGCGGTGCCTCCGGCGCCGCTGGCGTGGCCGGTTCCGGGGCGGGCGCAGGCGCGCTTTCGGACGCGAGGAAGCTCTCGAGCTGTTCGTTCGCCATGGCGGTCCTCAGGGATGCGTGTTGGTGGCGATCGACTCCGCGCCCGGTTCGTCTGGCGAACGCGGAGCGCCGCCCTTCGGCCTCACCCGTGGGAGGGTAGGTTCTTGGCCGTCAGACTGTCGCGATGGCGATCCAGGAGCCGGCGCCCTGGCTCACGTAGATGCGTGCCCCGGCGGCGCCGTCGGTGCGGATGAAGATGCTGCCGGACGGCTGCGTGCCGCTGGCGACGCCGGTGCCGGAGGTGATGGTGGGGCCGGCGGTGGTGCCGAACGCGATCGAGCCGGTCACCTCGGCGGCGGCCGACGGATTGACGTCGACGTCCGCTGCGACGCCGCCGGTCGTGGTGGTGCCGTCCGGGCGGCTGCCATCGGCCACGATGCCCGCCAGCACGTCGGCG